GATGGACTGGATATCGGTGTTGCTGCTGTTCGTAGCCGAATAATCGCGGATACTGTTCTTTGCCATTATTTTCTCCTAAAGGCGACTGCCTTATTTATACCATGTATCCTATTCGCCTGCTAGTAGACCGCTTTGAGAGGCGGCTGATGCACCCATAAGACTACCGACAATATTTTTAGCCTGTTGCGAGTTTGGGTTCATATTAGCAAGGCGTATAACAGCATCAATACTGTCATCACTAGCAAGGGCTTTAGCTATGGTTCTGTAAGCTACCTCTGATGGCTTCTCTATAACGTCTGAGAGCAACCCAGCAGGGCGTGTCACTTCAACACCGGTAAGCCTTTTAACAGCACCGGCAATGGTACCAGGAACCTCAGGAGCAACTGGCTCAATAGAAGAAAACTTAGGCACCTCTGTTGTGCGGCCTAAAACATCAAGCATATTATTGATACCAGTAACTAGCTGCTCTGGGTCTTGCTTCTTTGCGAGAGCAACACCACGCAAAAGCTCGTTCATATTGGCTTTTTCGCGACTAGTTTTTCTTAAAGCAGCCTCTACTTTTTCGCCTGGCTTTGCCTTGCTCAAAGCCTTATCTGCTTCTGACTCCATAAGAAACTTTACAATCTTAGGGAATGTTTTAGGGTTTTGCTTGTTCATTGCTTTTGCAATTTTCTTAATATCTTCTGGCCCTACAAGGTCTGGGTTAGATATTAGGTTTGCCACACGATTTGCTGTAACACCTTCCTGAGCCATACTTCTTATTCCTGTAGCGTCAAAATCAGCCATAACTGTGTTACTAAATTTTGCGTGTGCTGCCTTACCTGCACGAAACTCAGGCACATCTTCCAGTATTTTCTTTAAGTCTGTGACAAGAGGCCCAATGGTGCCGCCAACAGCTTTCTTATTAGCGTCTACATATGCCTGCATTTCTGAGCGAACCTGCTCTAAGTTTCTGGCAGTAACGCTAACATCTTCCGGAGTATCCAGAAGCCTCTTAAACCTCTTGGCAGCTTTTTGAATTTCACCACCCTTTGGGGCAGATGCGGCTTCAGACTCAATAGACTCGATAAGGCTGTTTATTCTTGATTTTTCATCGGGAACAAGAACCTCAGAAAGTTTACCGTAACCGGCTCTATTAGCGAACTTTGTTCTCGCTTTTTCAACCCTTTTTATCGCTTCTGACGCTGTTTTTTGCGCTTCCATAGCCATACCAGTAGGGCGAATAGGAGCCTCATCAACCTCAAGCAATCCACGGCGAGTGGCCTCTGCTATCTCTTGCTGACGACCAGCTAATCGTGGCTCAAGAATAGCGCGACCTGCCTGTGACCTTGCAACATCCGCTGCTAAAGTGCGAAGTTTCGGGGCATCTAATGTTTCTGCTGCTGTCAAAGGAACGCCTATTCGTTTAGCTTGAGCTTCCAATGTTTTGCCATCTTTAATTTTGGCATCTTGCAAAGCTTCACGCATCATACGAGCCGCAGCAGCAGGGCGTGTTCTTGCCTGTATAAGCGACTGCGCTACAGCCTGTGCGCCGCCTGCAACACCGCCTAAAGCCTCAGAATCAGTAGCTTCTGTCACGCCAGCAGCAGTCAGGCCAGCAGGCGCACCAATGCGTAAAGGTGCGCTTTGAAGAGCTTGTCTTGCTAGTGAAGGCCCAGCAACTTTAGGCAGGTCTTGTGCAACATCACGACCAGCAGTGCGTAAAACTTGCTTAGTCAATTCTTTGCCTGCGCCGACAACAGGCCCACCACCCATCATAGCTGCGGCAAATTCAACTGGTGTTTTTACCATTCTACCAGTAGTTGTCTTAGGCTCGTAAGTAGCACCCAATGCTTTAGGTATTGCCATTTCAGTGTATTCTTTAGTAGTCGGAAACACAGAGTCAGGGTCAACATCGTACCCCATTGCTGCGCCAGCTTGCCTGCCTAAAGTTTCTACATCACCAAATACACCTGGAATAGCTGACAGACCAGTAAAAAGGCCGGACTGAGCAGAATACCCGACATCCATTAAAGAACGTAAAATTTCATCTTTTACGCTTGTTGTTTTTGGTTTTTGTGCTTTGTCTTTGTCATCTGTGAGGGTTTTAGGCCCAGCAGGAGAAAGAGTGCCAAGAGTTTCATCAAGAAGCATTTTTGAATAATCTGTAGCCATCAGCCAAAAATCTCCTTAACTCTAATTGCAGATTCTTTTACTGCTGCTTCAGCATCCATACCGCCTTCTATTAATTCTTTCTCTATTTCGGCACCCTTTTTGTTAATGATAAGAGGCATATCATCAAGGCGAATCATTTTTCCGTTCATTTTAAATTTAGCATCTGTCTCAAAGTCAGCATTAAGAGCTTCAGAAGACTGTTCTTTGTAGTCGTAAGAAACATCTATTCCTTCGCTAAGGAAATACTTAGCTCTTTGCTCTGCTCTTCTTACATTTGCAATTGTGTTTTTAAGTTTTTCTTGGAACGCAGCAGGTGAATCACCATCAAAAATTCCTTGACCTGGCTGCGCCAATGCCAATGATAGTCTTTCTGCTTCCTTAACAGACATTTGTGCGCCAGTAATATCTCTGATGTACTGATTAACTGCCTCAATCGCGGCTTGCTTAAATCTAGTAAATCCTCTTATCTCTTCTTGTTCTGATTCTGACGCAAGACCAAACTTGTCTTTATAGGACAACCAAAGCTGATTAATTCTCTCCGGTACCTCTAAATATTTAGGGTCAAGGCTTCCTTGAATATTATCAAGCAAATCTTGAGTGCTTACAGACTTTACAATGTTGTCTTGCTGCTCTTTTATCTGCTGCTTGACTAATGAAATATTAGGCTCTCCATCTTTGCCAATCGTAACACTCACATCTGTGCCACCCTTTTTCTTTGCAAGCTGTTCCCGAACAAAATTAACAAGGTCTTGCCCTTTAAGGCCTAATCTTTCACCTCCAGCAAATAATTCATCTATGTCTGTACGTTCTTGAGCTAATGTTCTGCGCTCTTCAAGACGAAATTCTTTAGCTTTTTGTTCGCGCTTATACTTCTCTTGTTCAGCGGCTAGTTCAGCAGCAGCTTTCTTTTCAGCAATAGCGGCCTGCTTCTCTTGAGCCGTTCCATACGCCTCACGAGCCTTGCCTAGAGACGCGCCAAGGATTTGCCCAAAGGTCATAGGCTTATCCTGCCAGCCACCTAGCTGTGACATAGTTGACCCGAAAGCACCTAATGCAGCAGAACCAGGTGTGCCACGCTGAGGCAGCATAGAACGAAGCCCAGAAGACGCTGTGGTGGGTGTTACAAGCCTTGCCTGCGGTATACCCATACTTGGCTTTTGTGACGCTCCTAGAGCCATCAAAGCACGTTGACGAGCATTCTCCACTACAGAGCCAGGTGTTTGCTGTACTGTCTGCTGTGGGACTGGGCCAGTTCTAGCATCTGCGTCCAAAAAAGCAGAAATTGCTGGTTTACGAGTAGCACCAGAAAGAGCCATTCGTCTTAGGTTTAGCAGGTCTCTAGTGTCCATTAAGCTCTCCTATACTCTATATTAGCTTTAGGTCGCTAAGAAGACCTGCGCCCTGCGTAGCCATACCAAGGAAGTCTGCTGTCGGATTTCTGAACTGCGGCGTAATTGTTTCACTGCCAACAGTACCACCAGCAACCGTAGCCATGTAATCACGGAGCTTCTGCTGTGGACGGTTTTGCTCAAACTGGAAGCGTTCAATATCTGCTGCAAGCTCTGCCTGCTGCTGCGCTTCTCTTGCGCCTCCAACCTGTGCCAAGCTCATAAGGTCAGCCATACCAAACTCACGAGCCGCAGGTGCTTGCTGAATAGCCGCTTGCTGCGCTTGATAAGCAAATGGGGCTAGTGCTTGCCCTAATGCAGCCTGCTGGTAGCCAGAGCCGTATCGACCGGCCTTAGACGCTTGCGCCTCTACCTGCTCAACGACTGGACGGAATGCCGCTGCCTGTAGCGGGTTAGTACCCATAAGGTTCTGCATCACAACATCTTGTACGCCCTTGATGAAGGGGCTACCATTGATAGCTTGCTCACGAATGCCAGATAAAGCCATCTCAGACTCTGGTGAAAATCCAACAGTGGTTTGACCAGGATAATACTGAGGCTGACCAGAGCCGTACAACTCTTTTGCTTCAGAAAGTCCGTACTCAAGGAATGGCTTTGCATACTCTGGTGGGTTCACCATCGTATTGATTGTTCTTGTGCTACCGCCGCCTTTGCTCATCTTATATTTCCTTTATCAATACAGTTGACGCTGGCTTATAGTCCTTTAGCTGGCGTTCCCAGCCTTTGCGTCCGATAATTTCCATTCCATCGCATCCGTGGCTTCTAGCCCATTCAACAATGCTTTTCTCAGCCTCTATAAGCTCATCCATCTCACCGCCAGCCAACCAAATCCTGCATACGGCTCTTTTCGGGTAGTCAACTATCTCAGTCACTATAACAGAATTTTCAAGTGGAAAAAACTGTGCGCTACCGTCCTTTATAGCATCTACAACGTGCAGAAGGCTATGCGTATCACCAGAGTACGCAAGTGCGGCTTCAATGTGGTGAGCTAGACGTTCTAGTTCATCCAATGATGAGGTAGGCGAAATCTGCATCGTGTCCCTGATTGTCAAAGTTTATAACCATAGTGCCGTTAGTTGATGTGCCATCAATATAAGGATTATGATGCCACGGATTGTGGTCTACCCCGCAAAAGAACACCAGGCTAGATGTCGAATAGCGCGGGTCTTGTACAGTGGTCTGGGTTACGTTTGCTGGCAATGTCACATAGCCAACGCTGTTTAAACCGCCGTTAATCGTGCGGTTTAGAACCTCAGCAATCTCGCGTGTCGTAGCCGTAATAGGGTTTAACGTGCGAAAGTTGGTGGTGCGCTGTTCAACAGTCATCGTCTGCCAACCTGTCTCGCTTCAATGTCCATACCTTGTGCATACGACCACTGACCTGACAAAACCATCTTAGCTCTGTGGTAACGGTCTTGCGCTCTAAATGGCACAAACCCAGCTTCATTAACGCTACCAGCCGCTGTATAGGATACTAGGTCTGTGTGTGCGCCTCTAAGCCCTATAGCCACTGTAACAGTGCCGTCCTCGTGATAAGGATACGCTCTGGTAACAATTGTGTGATTTCCTGTGGCAATACCTGTTTCACCAGTGACAATTGTGCCTTCTAGCGGGTCACCAGAAAATGCGTGAATCTTGTCACCTAAAGCACCACCAAATAGATACTGACCGCCTTTATAAAGCGCACTGTCTAATGATGCTGGCAAAGCATCTACCGATGTAGAAATCTGGTCTAGGCTTTCTAATGTATAAGCAGCAGTAAAAAATGGTGCTACTAAGTCAGCGCGAACTGTGGCGTATGACCACCTGTTCAAAGCATAGTTGTAGATAAGCAAGCGGTCTGGTGTGTTGTCGATGGCACTATTGCTAACATATGACCAGATAGCTAACTGGTTTTGCGGGTCAACCACAGACGTCATCTTGTCTTTGTAGCCAAAGTTAAAATCATCAAAAAACCAACGATTAACTTTTTCTGCGCCAATTGGCTCTGATTTAGAGCCGTCAAATGCGTAGAAACCATCGTCAGACAGATAAAACACCATATGACCAATGTTACAGACAGAGCCAGGAACCTGACACCCACGAGCAGTTTCAACCTTATCGAACTGCCAGATTAGCGGTGGGCCAGTATATGTGGCGCGAACAATGGCTCGCTCCATAAGGATGGTAGCATATTCACCCCCTACCAAGCCTGTAATCGCACCAGCATCAGGTATGTCCTGGAAATCAGATTGCTCTGTGCCAGCCGTCCAAGCTGTCGTGTCGTTAAATCCAGACCAATAGCAGCGATACGGTACACGACCAGACCCTTCATCAATATTAGCAGTCCACACAAAATCACGCACGGCAGCAATAAAATCTGCCTTTGGGGCATCTGTAGACAAAACGCTAAACACACTATCAGTAGATACATTGAACTTTTGCAGGCTCTCGCCAATACCGCCAGCGGCAATGACCTCTTCGCCAAACTTTACGAAACGCCAACGCTCTGAAGAAAGCAAAGAATAACCACCTGTATCGCTGACATCATCAAGCGCAGAACCTGTTTGATTAAATAAGTATAATTTTCCGCTATCACCAGCAAATAGCTTTACGTTTCCAGAGCTATCCTTGGCCGAAAACACCCCTAAAATAGTGCTATCTGCGCTGTCAGAATATTCTACAAACTCACCAAGACTGCGGTAGCCATTGTAGGCAGGCACCACGTTATGCGCGTCAATAACCCCAGCATTTAGATAATCGGGCTGGTCAGGCAGCCATTCTCCGAACTGTATCATAAGGCACCCCAAATCAAATCGCCGTTAGCGGGAACCGTGACAGTACCCCAAATCTCGCTTCCTACAGCAACATCACCCCAAACCTCTAAGTCTGTTGCCACATCGCCCCAATCTTCACCAAGACGCTTTGCATCGCATAAAACGCTTACAGCAGTTTCTGGTGTACCTGCCATAGCGAATATACCATTAGCCGCACTGGTTGTCGTTACGGCTGTATTAGCTGTTCCTGCCAGCAAGTAAACCAAGCTTGAAGAAGCTGTTGTCGTTGCAGATATTGCTGCTGGTGCCGGTGATGTGCGAAGCCTTGTAAGCTCTGCTGTATCTGTCACAGCAACGCTTACAGATGCGTTCATTGTTCTAATAGGTGTTATAACGGCATCGAAGTCAGCAGCACCTGTTACGGAGCCTGCCATCTCACGGATGCGTGTATTATCTGCCGTAGCGGATGAGGAGATAGACACCGCTGCTGGCATTTCAATGGCAAATTGAACCTCTGCTGCAACAGTAATTGATGTTGTAGCAGTACCTTGAAAATGCTTGACCTCAAGCTGGTCTAGCGTATCAAGAGTAAGGCCGTAATTATCTAAATCTTCCAGCGTACCCCAAGCGTCTAACTGCTCAAGAGTGGGGTTAGACCAATCAACCTTAGTAAGCAGTAATGCGCTGTCCAAAGAATATGGAAGCGCATCAATGCTGCTAGTAAAGTTGTCTAGGTGCGGAGTGCCGGTGGCCATTAGCTACACCTATGCTGCTGTAATGTCTAGGTCGCCAGCAGAAATCTTTAAGATGTCACCTGTGTCAATCAGCTTTGCAGTGGTAAACGCACCGTGAATAAGCAGGTTTCCGCTTGATGATGCGTCAAACAGCCCAAAGTGGCTTACTGTACCCCAGCTTGCTGTGGCTGCTGAAAACTCAATAGCCGCGCTGTTGTCAGCCGTGCCAGAAGCCGCTGCGTTAAACGTGGCTGCTACACGAGCATAACCATTGCCGGTAAGCTCTGTGCCGCTGTTATCGTCAGCAAAAGAACCTGTAGACAGACCAACATACACAGCCGATGGCATAGTGTATGAGCCAGTTCCTAAAATGTGGTCGAGAATTTCATTCTCAAGATAATCACTCATTGCAGACATAGTTTATTTCTCCGCTACTGTATTCTGCCGCAAATAGACAGACTTGGTTTGTAATGGCCCTGTGCCGTAATGTGAACGCTCTTCGTCCATTCGCACCTCGTTTATAGCACGAGTAAACTTTTCATCATACTGTGCTGCTCTTGTCTCATCTAGCAGATATATGTACGCCTCAGTTAAAGCACCATAAAGATAAACATCTGGAGAGCGTAAAAACAAAACAGGTGTGCTGACAGCAGATAATGTATCCACACTGCCAATATATAAAATCTCTGCTGTATAAGCAGAATCCGGCACTGGCCTAAGTTTCATCTCTTTGCCAACAATACTGTAGCCCAACGGCTTTCCGCTGCCATTGCTAGAATACTGAGTGTCAAGTCCAGTTGGAGATGCGTATTGCAGTACAGTCAAAGGGCTTGTAAGCAGCTTAACTTCACGAACTTCACGCAAATCTGTAGGCAATGCAATATACTCGTCACCAGCCGTTAAGGTGGCTTGCGACCGTTTTTCTTGCTCACGAGTTTCTAACTCACGATTAATACGAGCCTCTGCAAGCTGAATAAAGTCAGGAATCTGCGCCGTTAAATCGCTGCGAGCCAAAAAATTGGCAATTGATGTCTGCAAATCAGCGTAAGATGTTATAGCCATTAAATATTACCGCCGCCTGTTCTAAAGTCTCGGTTCTCGCTGTTGTTCAACCACGCCTTCCAAGCCTTCGGGTTTTCGCTAGGCTTACCCAGCGTCTTCAGTAGGTGATGATACACTACATTAGGTATTTCTGCTACATGCTGGACATGCTTCTGGGTTCCTATCATTTGACCCTTTTGCCAGTCATCAGACATATGTTTATTGAGCTTCATAAGCGTGTCAAAGTTCTGCGTGTTCTCAATAAAAGTAGAACCATCAGATTCTTGACGCATATAAGTCTGCTTGCCAGCAGCTTTATCGGATGTAAGTAATCTTTTCATAATATCCCCTAATGGAAAGAGAGGGCGGTAAACCCGCCCCCTCTATTTTGCTTAGGAACCTGACAGGTCGAAGATGCCAGCGTGTGCCTTTGGAGCTTGTACTTTCAAAGCCCACTCAGTCACAATCTGGAACTTCTCTGCGTCACCTGTTGCCGCAATTTCGTTCT